ACCATTTATTTCTGGTTTTATACCATTTATTTCTGGTTTTATTTCATGCATTATATGATTTGGGCGGATTCCAAAACTATACGTTATTTGGTTATATGAATTCACATTTTGTATCAACACAAAATAACCCAAATCGGCGTTGACAATGGAGTCTTCCGGTTTGAAAATATATTCATGCAAATTATTTCCGTTTAATATTAATATATTAATGTTGTTTAGTGTCATCAGTTGACTAAAATATGCCGTTTGGTTTAATGCGGGTTGAACGGGGCGTTTTAATTCCCATTTTTCTTTTGTTGGTTTACTACACATTTTATTATGCAATCGTGTATACATTTTCATTAAATACTGAATATTGTATTCTAAGTCATTATTATTAGGTGAAAAGGCAAAAATATATATTTTGTCTGTGAGCAAATTCGATTGCTCCAAATTAATAAAAGTTAAATTGGTAAATGTTTCGGATAGTTGTATTTTAGTACCTGTGATGTTTTTGTTGGGTTTTGGTTTTAATAAATTCAATAGTAAGTTGCATTTTTTATCAAACGTATTTATCTTGTGTTTTTTTTCACAAAACTTTATTAAATAATTCTTTTGGGAATATTGGATAAATAAATGAAAAAATAAGGCGGTTATTTTTTTATTATCTTCTTTTAAATTTTTCAAACACATTGCTTTATTTTGTGTTTCTTTATTACAAATCAAGACATTTTTTTGAAACTCATTCGTTAAAGGATTTAGATATATATCAATAAATTTGTGTTGGAAAAAATACACATTATCCAACAAGGTGCAATATCCAAACAATAAATAATAATCTTGTTCTTGTTCTTTTTGTTTGGATTGTTTTCTTTTTTCTTGCATATTTATTAACCAAGCGTTGGTTTGTTGGTATTTGTAAAAGATAAAAAAAGACTGTATCGCTAATATATTTTGTACGTAGGTATGAATATCAATATCTGTTGTGTTGTCATCCGCATTAAAAGAAGAAATAACCGTCGGAAAATTATTTAGCACCTCAAACAACACATCCATGTTAATTGTCATAAAATACTCATAAATAGCAATATCGTTGGCACAATAATTTATTATGTTAGTTGTTGTTGAATTTGTATCCATATTTTTATTTTTTGTGTTTTCCACGTAATTTGTGCGAAATGTTTTTAAAAAGATAAGAATAACTGCAAACACGTTTTTATATTTTTGGAGGAGGATATTTTGATAAGAATTGTTGGTATGATTTATAGGCAATGCAATTTGACGAATTTCGGATTGTAAATCAAACAATGCATGAATATATTCATCTATAAGTCGTTCATCAAAGGTAAATTTTAAATCTACCAAGTAAAAAAAAACACGAATATCACACACTGCCAATTCTTTGGATATGGTTAGTTTTTGGAGAGAAGGACTATTTTTTACTGCATTTGATTCGGGTGTTTTTTTGCTGGGAAATACAATATTAGTTGCACTTTTTCCAAAAACACAATCTTCGCATGTTGCTTTTATTACACTCAAGTCTTTATCTGCTTGTTGAATTAAATCGCGTGGGATCATGTGAAGGGGTTTGGTATCCATTTGCCACGATTCAGAATTAAAAGAATTGGAATAAATGGAATACGGTTTTGAACCCAAGTGCAATATATTATTGGTTTTAAAAATTCGGTCCAATGTCATTTGAATGTTATGAGATATATTTCCCGCGTCTGTATAGTATTTTAATGGTTTTTTTAAATCCCCAATGGTTAGTTTTTGTTGGTTGGCACACTGTACCACCATATTGTTAAATTTATATTTATTGTAAAATACATTCCATTTTTCTGAAAAATCCTTGTTTTTATCCGTTTCCTTTTTATTATTTTTAATACATTTATCTGTAAGTTGTACTTGACTTGTAAAATAAACGTCATCGCTATTTTCTTGCGGTTCGATCATTTTTGGCATAAAAGTAATGTATTCAAAATTAGGAATATTTGTTTTTATATAAATAATCAACGATTGTGGATATTCAATGTTATCGTACATTCGGTTTTCCTTTTTTCTATATAATAGTATTATTATTATTATTTGTGTATTAACGACATAATTAAAAACATTAGATAAAATAAGATAATGACGGCAACCATACGTAGTTCGAATCTTTCTGTTACAGGAAATATTGTCGTAACAGGAAATATTGTCGCTACAGGAAATATTGTATCTGGAACGGATGGTGACAAATTGATAACAAACAACTTTATTCAAATTCCCTTTCACAAACGGGGGTCCACCAATACAAAAATCAATATTATATAATTCGCCGTAACATATTTTTTTATTGTTTACACCTATTTACATGATTTTTAATTTAAAATATTAGATAAAATAATATAATGTCGGCAACCATACGTAGTTCGAATATTTCTGTTACGGGAAATGTAGTTGCAACAGGAAATGTAGTATCTGGAATTGATGGTGACAAATTGATTACCACAGAAAATTATTTCAACAGTGGTCCTCAGCAAGTGTCTTTAAATATAAGTTCATCCTAATAAATTATTTTTATTCTTATTCATTAGTATTTTACAAAATGCGATGAAATGATATAAAAAATAATTTATAATAATATTAAGCAATAAGATGGGTACAAGTGAAGAAAAAGAGTATGAACGAGAATTGGTGAATACTGATACGACGGCAATGTGGAACATTATCGGGTCTCAGTTTCGCGATAACCCCGCTTATTTAGTACAACAGCATTTGGATTCTTATAATTATTTTTTTAGCAAAGAAATCATTCAAATATTTAAAGACAACAATCCGATTCGGTTTGTGGAGCGACAAATTGTGTCCACCGAAATGACTACCTATAGCGCGGAAACACTGAAAACAATCAATGACCGTCGGTCGAAATGCATGATTTATATGGGTGGAAAAAACGGGGATCGGATTTATTACGGAAAACCAATTATATACAATGAAGACGACCATCACAAAGAAAAAAATATACAATATTTGTATCCAAATGATGCCCGTCTTCGTAATATAACCTATGGATTCACTATTCATTATGACATTGATGTGGAAATTTCCTATTATGATGACGAAACGTCGCAAGAAATAAAGGAAATAATAACATTCGAAAAAATATATATGGGTCGTTTCCCTATTATGGTGCAGTCCAACCAGTGTATATTAGCAGGATTGTCTCGAGAGGCACGGTATAATTTTGGCGAATGTCGCAATGATTTTGGCGGGTATTTTATCATTAATGGCAAAGAAAAAGTTATTGTAAGCCAAGAAAAAATGGCAGACAACATGGTTCTAGTGCAAAAATTATCCCCCAGTACTTCCGACCCGTTTTCTTACAAATGCGATATTCATTCTGTATCTGAAGATGTTTCAAAACCAATTCGATATTTTTCTGTAAAAATATTCGCCGAAGAAAAGCATATTGTTGCCTTTGTTCCCATGGCGGCAAAACCCGTACCATTGTTTATCTTAATGCGCGCATTAGGTGTTGTTTCAGATAAAGAAATCATTGAATATTGTTTGCTGGATATTAAAAAAAATAGCGATATGGTGGATTTATTTATGCCATCAATTCATGACGCGGGCATTATATTTACCCAATACGATGCGTTAATATATATTTCTCAATTATTTATGAAGCGCGGAACCGTCGACGAAACGTTCAATATTCTTGCCGACTATTTTCTTCCGCATATTGGAGAAAATAATTTTATCGATAAGGCGTATTTTCTCGGTCATATGGTGTACAAAATGCTCCGCGTTTATTTAGACCGTGACCCACCTACAGATCGTGATAATTTTAAATTTAAACGCATCGAAACGTCTGGTGTTTTAATAAGAGATTTGTTCAGCGAATACATGGTTATTCAAAACAAGGATTTATTTTTAAAAATCGACAAGGAATTATATTATAAACGAGACAAATACAATTCGTCGGGTAGTATATTGTTGGGTCGCGGAATTAAAGAATTGGTAGAAAAAATCCCGTCGATATTGTCAACCAAACGAATCGTGGAAAAAGGATTTGGTAAAGGGTTTCACGGAAATTGGGGGGCGGACAAATTCACCAAACGCGTTGGGTTGGTGCAAGATTTAAATCGTTTGTCTTGGTATAGTTTCATGTCTCATTTGCGAAAGACAGTATTGCATATTGAATTAAGTGCAAAAATTATCGCACCTCACTTATTACAACCTTCTCAATGGGGAATGTTGGATCCCTTGGACACCCCAGATGGCGGAGAAGTTGGACTGCATAAACATTTAACCTTGAGCGTAGCGATTTCAAACAAAGTGTCGTCTGCAGATACAATTCGTTTTTTAAATTCCAATTTAAATATTCAACCCATTCAACAATTCCCACCCGCGTTTTTAAGCACCCGCCCCAAAATGTTTATCAATGGGATATGGTTTGGAATATTAATGAATGATAAACCTCTGGAAACGATTGAGATAATAAAGCGATGGCGAAGAAATGGTTTTTTGCCGCTGCATTTGAGTGTATCTTTTGACTATTTAGAATTTGCCATCTATATTTACACAGATGGCGGAAGATTAACGCGCCCCTATTTATACCGAAAAAAAAATAACGAAATTAGTTTACATGCCATGCGAAAACGATTGACTGATAATAATTCCAACCCAGTTTCGTGGAAAGAATTAGTGAATGGATCCCTTTATCCCGAACAACCACTAGTAAATAAAACAGATTATATTAATCCAACCGGAAATAATGCAGACCAAGTCAAACATGAAGGAGTTTTAGAATATTTGGATGTGTGTGAAGAAGAAAACGCAATCATTGCAAACAATTTTAAGGATTTTAAATCTTATTTTGCGTCTGGGGCAAACTACACCCACATGGAAATAGACCCTTCTCTTATTTTAGGCGTCATGGGGAATTGTATTATTTTTCCATCACACAACCAATTGCCGCGCGACGTGTTTTCGTGTAGTCAAAGTAGACAGGCGTGTTCTTTATATAACTCTAATTATACCATGCGTATGGACAAGTCGGGCATTGTGCTCAACTACGGGCAAATACCGCTGGTAAAGTCCAAATATTTAAAATACATCAACCACGAAGAAATGCCATATGGTGTAAATACCATGGTTGCAATCATGAGTTATACTGGATATAATGTGGAAGACGCGATATTAATTAACCGCGCCTCTATAGACCGAGGGTTATTTTTAACCTCATATTATACCACCTATGAAAATAGCGAAGTAAAAAACCGAGACGAACCAGATGTTTCCGAAAATTCCGGAACGGCAACTGTAGACACTGTCGAAAATATGGGCAAAATGATGTTTGGTAACCCGTTGGATTATCCAAACATTGTGGGAATAAAACAACACGCAAACTATTTGCATTTAAATAAGGATGGGTTTGTAGAGGAAGGCACGTCCATTACAGACAAGACAATTATTATAGGAAAAGTCGTCCAATCCAAAGACGGAAAATCGTATACGGATGATTCCAAAATAGTGAAAAAAGGACAAATGGGTATTGTGGATAAAATTTACGTTACCGAGGGAGCCCCTGGCAATCGCATTGCAAAAATTCGTATCTGCCATACACGATATCCCGCTATTGGAGATAAAATGGCATCTCGCGCAGGTCAAAAGGGCACCATTGGATTGGTAGTGCCCGAAAAAGATATGCCCTTTACCGCAAACGGAATACGCCCCGATATTATTGTGAATCCCCATGCTTTTCCCTCCCGCATGACCATTGGACATCTAATGGAAAGTTTAATGGGAAAGGCGTGTACCTCCATTGGCACGTTTGGCGATTGTACTGCGTTTGGGGCAGATGGTATAAATTACGACTATTATGGGAAATTATTAGTAGATGCGGGAATGCATTCTACCGGAAATGAGTTATTGTACAGCGGATTAACAGGTGAACAAATAGAAAGTGATATTTATGTTGGACCCACGTATTATATGCGTCTAAAGCACATGGTAAAAGATAAAATAAATTATCGAGCAGAAGGAAAGCGGGATGTTTTGACCCGCCAAACCAACGGAGGACGTGCAGACGATGGTGGGCTACGTATTGGTGAAATGGAGCGCGATGCTGTTTTGGGACATGGGGCTGCCTTTTTTTTAACCGACTCTTTTATGGTGCGCGGAGACGAATATTATTTGGCTATTTGCAATAAATCGGGTTGCATTGCAATTTATAACCAAGCCAAGGACATTTTTTTCAGCCCTTTTGCGGATGGACCCATTGCGTTTCATGAAATGATGGATCCTCTTGGACTACCCACACAAAACATTCAATATAAAACACGATTTGGACGGTCTTTTAGTATTGTACGCATCCCTTATTCATTTAAATTATTAATACAAGAAACACAGGCAATGAATGTACAGATGCGAATTATTACAGATACAAACGTGGAACAATTAATTAATCTGGGCTTTAAAACGGAAACATCGATAGAAAATAAACGCATTACCGAACGGTTAAAACGTTATATAAATGATGAAAAAACTCGCAAATTTAAAGGACGCAAAAAGGGCGGGAATACCGAAATAAACGACAATGAAAACGACGATAACGAAGAAGACAAAGAAGACGAAGAAGACGAAGAAGACGAAGAAAATGAAGAAGACGAAGAAAATGAAGAAAATGAAGAAGACAAAGAAAAAAAGAAAAATGAAAAATATCCCTACAAGCCTTTTTCAATTTTTTATTCTGAACCAATGAAACTATATTATGGATTATACGACCACGACAACAATATCATTGACCTCACCAAGATTGCTACTGATCTCGCGATAAGACAATATGTGGTGGATAATAATTTAAGCAAATTTGAACAACAATCTACTCCAGATAATACTGGGATAGTATGGGTAAATACAGACACCAAACAAATCGAACCCAAAGATTCTATTAAATTGCGACAATATGACTTGTCTTCTTTTGCCCAGTGGTTCCCTTTATCTTCTTTAAAAACACAGTTAAATCAACTTTCGTATAAAAACCAACTTGCTCTATTAATACGATTAATGACTCAAAAATTAGATTCTGCGACCATCATAACAGATACAGTACTTCCCGCATTAACTATTCATCTGGATAAAGGATTGGAGGAAGACGGGACTATTTATCTGGGAAATTATTTTACCACCATTGACGACACTCCGGAAAATCGCAACAATAAACGATTAAACACTTATCAATATACCGAGACAGATAATCTGCTTGAAACATTGTCATCCGAGTCAAAAGTGGAAACCATGAATAAATATAATGTGGTTGCAGCAAACGAAGAAGTTATTATGCCTGCGTTTCAAGATGAATATTTATTGACTTCTTTTTTCCAATTCCCTGCGGATATTCAAACACAAATTTTATCAGTTCCGCCTAAAGACCAGGAACTATTTACCCGTCGACTAGTAGAGCGAAATGAAGAAAAAATGCGATTAAAAACAGAAACCGCCAATAATAATGTTTTGCTCCAAGTGGATGAACTGTTGGACGAAGAAGTAGACAATAAAGACGCAGACACTTCTCGTGAAGTAAAAACCATTGTTTTTCCAAGAGGACTGTCGCGTTTGGATTGACAGATAAGTAACACCAATTGATTTTTTCCAGATTCTTTTCCAAGAGGGCTATTGCGTTTGGATTGGCAGATAAGTAAAACCAATTGATTTTATCCGGATATTTTTCCAAGAGGGCTATCGCGTTTGGATTGGCAGATAAGTATAACCAATTGATTTTATCCGGATATTTTTCCAAGAGGGCTATCGCGTTTGGATTGGCAGATAAGTAATCCCAATCAATTTTATATGGATTCTTTTCCAAGATGGCGATTGCGTTTGGATTTTTAGATAAACAATACCAATCAATTTTATCTGGATACTTTTCCAACAGAGGAATCGCGTTTGGATTTCTTGATAAGCCATGCCAATCGATTTGTTCCGGATACTTTTCCAACAGAGATATCGCGTTTGGATTTCTAGACAAGATAGCCCAATCAATTTTATCTATATTTTCGTCCAACAGTTGTATCGCGTTTGGATTTCTAGATAAGCAACTCCAATTTATTTTATTTAGTGGTATCCAGTTTCGCAGTTTCATCCTTTGTTCTGAATAACTAATCAATGTGTTGTGTAATTCTTTAACCAATCGTTATAAAAAGTGTGCAAATGTAAATCATTTTTTTGTTTTACATAGTCCGTTTTAGAAACGGATACAAACTAACAAGAAAAAAAAATATTGTCGTTATTAATGGATTGTTGTATTTGTGGGACGGTAAGAAATTGTGGAAAATATTTAGACACTATTTTTAGAAATATGGACCAAATAAAAACTCTTTTTTCCAATTTCGCTATTGTTTTGTATTACGATCATTCCACGGACAACACATTGCAAAAAATAATCGAATACCAAAACAGAAACCCAACACTTATTACATTGCACGTCAATAAAGAACCCATGTTGCCTTTTAGAACACATAGAATTGCAAAAGGAAGAAATAAATGCCTGGAAATTATGAAAAAAAAATATAATAATTTCGAATATTTTATCATGATGGATTGCGATGATCGGTGTGCGTACAATATTAAATTAAAAATGTTGCAAAATTATTTAAAAAGAAATGATTGGGACTCTTTATCCTTTAATCATCCAAGTGGATATTATGATTCCTGGGCATTATCGAAAAGACCACTTGTACTAAGTTGCAACAATTTTAAAGAACGATGGGCAGGACTAGCACTAATAAACAAACTTATCGCGAGAACTCCTAAAAATGGACTGATTAAATGTTTATCTGCGTTTAATGGATTTGCTATTTATAGAAAACAAAAATTTAATAATTGCCATTATGATGGAACTTTTCGACTAGACTATATTCCCGCGTTTTTAATAAGAGAAAATAAAAGATTTGCCGGGAAAATTGATATATCCAAAAATAAGGAAGACTGCGAACATCGTTTTTTTCATATTTCAGCCGTCTTGAAAAATAAAGCACGAATACGAATTAGTCCCAATTGTTTATTTGTATAACGACCCCTTTACTTCACTGTAATGCGTTTTATTATTGATTTTATACATTTGACGATAATTCAATTCCCAATTTAACTTGAAATATAATTCATAATTAATGTTTCTATGCGATTTGTTTGCTTGGTGAATGCTAGAATGCACGGCTTTGGTAAACGCATCTGGTCCAGTTACGTGCAGAATTTGTTGCTTCATTGTTATGTTTTGTTTTCCAAATATTTGTGGTATGTATTTAGATTCAATATATCCTACCATTTGGCAAATCATGGTGTGTAAATATAAATGTTGAGGAGCAAATATTAATAACCATTGTTCGTAGGTAGGTGCTTTTTTTCTCCAATATTCTTTATCCCTATGGGGAATATCTAATATACAAGTGTCGTTTTTTTGTATTAATTTAAAAACAGGCACGTTAATTGATGATTTTATGTCTATATATATACCTCCCATCAAATATAATATGCAATATCGGAAAAAATCGGCTTTCATCGCCCCTAAATTTGGGTTGATGGAAGAGTACGCATTGAATATTCTAGCACTGAAATGGGTTTTTATCATCGTTTCGCACTCTTCGTCATCATAAAATTTAAAAATACAATTTTTACATACTTGTTTATTTTTATTAATTACATTTAATATTGTTATTGGTAATCGTCTGCTGCAAAAGGTCATATGAACTATATTAGGGATTTTATACCCTTTTTTTACAGAAGAAAATTCAGAATATTTTTGTAGAATATTTTTTGTTTCCACACCATCATTTAATATTTTTTCTAAAGACTCCATTTTTATTCCCATATAATTTATTTTCCATATAACTCTTACAAAAATGTAACGGACTATATTTAAAGAAATCCGAATTTTTATGTAAAGGATTAAATTCTAATTATATATTAGAGGGGTTTGATGCAGTTGATGCTATAGTTATTGTCGGTTCTTCGCCGAATATATTACCAAATGGAAATATTTTTGGTTTTGCCTTAATAAATTTTGATGAACCATCTAATTCAATATATATTTATGTTATTTGTTCCCATGTAGGTATAAAAGGTGCTGGGGATGTTTTAATTAACAAAATAGAATATATATGTAGAAAACTTTTTATGACAAAAATATACTTAACTTCTGTTAAAAGTGCAATTTCATTTTATACAAAATATGATTTCATGAAACAAGACGAATCGTGTGATAATTTGTGTCTAATGACAAAATCCATTAACAAAAATTATGGTGGAAAAACAAACAAAAACAAACAAAAACAAACAAAAACAAACAAAAACAAACAAAAACAAACAAAAACAAACAAAAACAAACAAAAACAAACAAAAACAAACAAAAACAAACAAAAAC